AGGAGGAACTTTATTATGGGTTTTAATATTGTATGGGACAAGTCAGAAGACAAGAAATACGAGACTGGTGTCGATAGAGGAGTATTATATCCTAAAAATTCTAATGGATATGGTGATGGAGTTGCATGGAATGGACTAACAAATGTTAATGAGAATCCATCAGGAGCAGAACCAACAGCTTTATATTCTGATAACCAAAAATATTTGGAGTTAATGTCAGATGAGCAATTTGGTGCTACTGTTGAAGCTTACACATATCCTGATGAGTTTGCTAAATGTAATGGTGAAATAGCATTACAAGAAGCAGCAGAAGGTGCACAAGGAATTACAGGTGTTAATGTTTCTCAACAGAAACGTACACCATTTGGTATGTCATATAGAACTAAAATAGGAAATGAGGATGATCCAGATTTAGGATACAAGATCCATTTAATCTATAATGCTAAAGCTAGACCATCTCAAAAATCTTATGGTACTATAAATGAGACACCAGAGGCTATAACATTCTCTTGGGAAATTAGTACTACACCAATCGACGTACCAAATATGAAGCCAACTGCTCATATTATAATCGATTCTACTAAAATAGCTAAAGCTAAATTAACAGCATTAGAGACTATGTTATATGGTACAGCAGCTACTACTGGAGAAAATCCAACAGAAGCAGTTGCTGGTAAATTACCAACACCAGAAGATTTAATTAAATTATTTACATCTGAAGGGTAATAAAATAATTTAATTATATATTATACACTTATGTTTTAATGTAAAGTTTTCTATAAAAGTCGGGCATCTTTTTAGTGCTCGGCTTTTTATTATTTATTATGATTATTTGAATTGAAAGGAGAAATAATTATGTTAACTAAAAAGATTAAATATACTGACTACAATGGAGTAGAAAGAGAAGAAAATTTTTTATTTAATTTATCTAAGGTTGAACTTATGGAAATGCAATATGGAACACAAGGAGGGCTAGCTGATACAATTATGAAAATAATTCAAACTCAGGATATGCCTGCTATAATAGCTATGTTTAAGGATTTAATTCTTAAATCATATGGAGAAAAAAGTGCGGATGGTAAGAGATTTATTAAGAAAGCACCAGATGGTCATAGACTAGCTGATGATTTCTCAGAAACAGAAGCTTTTACAGAATTGTACATGGAATTAGCAGGTGATTCTTCTAAAGCAGCAGCGTTCATTAATGGAATAATACCATCAGATATAAAAATAGATGAAAAAGATATACCAGCGGATATCCGTGAATTACAAAACAAAGTTCTAGGTGAAGGAACTGAAACTGATTCAAATACATCTAATTAATAAATAAAGGAGAGATATAAGTATGTTAACTATAACAGTACCTGCTCAAGATATGTATGACGAGGTTCACCAAGAATTTATATCGACAAAAGAGCAAACGTTATGTTTAGAACATTCACTTGTGTCTTTATCTAAATGGGAGTCAAAATGGCGGAAAACCGTTTCTTTCTAAAACAGCCAAAACTGCTGAAGAAACATTAGATTATGTTAGATGTATGACAATAACGCAGAATGTAGATCCAAATATTTACTATGCATTAACTCAGAAGAATTTGAATGATGTATATAAATATATTGACATGCCTATGACAGCCACTACTTTTGGTGAGCAAAAGAAAAATAGTGCCAAAGAGGTTGTAACAGCTGAGTTAATATATTATTGGATGATAGCATTAAATATTCCTATGGAATGTCAGAAATGGCATTTAAATCGTTTGTTGACTTTGGTTAGGGTTTGTAATATTAAGAACGATAATTCAAAGAATAACAAGATGAGTATTAGAGAAATAAATGCTAGAAACGCAGCTTTAAATGCTGAACGTAGAAAGAAATTAAAAACGAAAGGGTAGGTTATAAAAATGGTAGTTATTAGAGCGAAGGGCAATTTCTCAAAAGCCACTAATTATTTAGAAAAACTTAAACAAGCAATAAAATTAAGAAATCTTGATAAATATGGGCGAGAAGGCGTACAAGCCCTTTCGTCTATGACTCCTATAGATTCTGGATTAACTGCTTCATCATGGAATTATGAAATAGTACATGATGGTGATTCAGTGTCTATTATTTTTAATAACACACATGTAAATAAAGGTGTTAACATAGCGTTAATTTTACAATTACGGACATGGGACTAGAAACGGAGGATGGGTTGAAGGTAGAGATTATATAAATCCAGCTTTACAACCGATATTTGATAAACTTGCAAAAGATGCATGGGAGGAGGTTACTAAGTTATGAGTAAAAAAGTCGACGAGAATGTCGTTGAGATGCGTTTTGACAATAAAAATTTTGAAAAAAATGTTCAAACGTCATTATCTACTCTTGATAAATTAAAACAAAAATTAAATTTAACTGGTGCTTCCAAAGGATTTGAAGATGTAAATAAAGCTGCTAAAAAAGTAGATTTTTCACATATGGAAAACAGTTTAGCTGCTTTAGAAAAAAGATTTTCTGTTACTGGAATCATGGGAATGACGTTTATACAAAACATGACTAATGGACTTATAAATCTTGCTAAAAGGGCTAGTGATTTTAGTATAGGCGGAATAGTAGAAGGTGGTAAATCGAGAGCAACAAAAATTGAAAACGCTAGATTTCAAATTAAAGGTTTGCTTGGTGATGCCGCTGATGCCAAAGAGCAACTTGAAGCTATCATGAAAGATGTTGACTATGGTGTTAAAGATACAGCATATGGTTTAGATGCAGCTGCATCTGTTGCCGCACAATTAGCAGCTTCAGGAATGAAAGCAGGAGAAGGTATGCAACATGCTTTGAGAGGTATTTCAGGTGTTGCTGCCATGACAAATAGCAGTTATGAAGATATAGGTAGAATTTATACAACAATAGCTGGTAATGGTCGTTTAATGGGTGATCAATTACTACAATTATCAACAAGAGGTATGAATGCTGCTGCTACATTAGGCAAATATCTTAATAAATCAGAATCCGAGATTAGACAAATGGTGTCAAAAGGACAAATAGATTTTGAAACATTTTCTAAAGCAATGGATGACGCATTTGGTGCACATGCTAAAGAAGCCAATGTTACTTTTAATGGTGTTTTAATGAATATAAGAGCAGCACTTTCAAGAATTGGTGCAGATTTCTTTGGACCAATTATAGCTGAGAATTCGCCATTAATTAAATTTCTTAATAGTATAAGAGAAAGAATTAATGAAATCAGAAAAACTTTATCACCAATAACTAAAGAAATAACTGATAAAATAAATAATTTCTTTACTTCTATTGATGGATGGTTTAAGAACAATAATATTTTAGGTTTTAATCCTTTGAAAGGATTTACATCAAAAATACAAGAAATAAAAGATGTTATGAATGGTGTATCAGCTCCTCTTAAAGCTGCCGCTGAAACATTTAATAAAGCATCTGATGCTGTTAAAGATTACGAAACATTAGTAGATGAAATTATAATGGGTAAGTGGAAAAATCAACCAGTTAGACAACAGTTATTAGAGGAAGCTGGATATAATTTCTATCATGCTCAAAATATGGTAAATGAAAGATTAGGCAATAGCTTTAGATATGCCGATGATTATGCTGAGACTATGGATAAAACTACAGATTCTACAAATAATACTGCAGAATCAACAGCTGATTTAGCAGAAAGAATAGCAGATTTATCTGATGAACAAATGCGTAATATGGGATTTACTGAAGAACAAATTTCAGCATTCAATGAATTACGTAAAATGTCTAAGAAGACTGGAATACCAATAAAAGAGTTAATTGAGCTACTTAGTGCCGATGAAAAAGGAAATGATACTTCTGTATTTAGCACTAGATATTTATTATTTAGATCACTTAAAAATATTGGTGAAACTCTTGTAACTGTATTAGGTGCTGTTGGAAAAGCATTTGCTCAAGTATTTATAGAGGGAAGCGAAGAAGGTTTATTTGATCTAGTAGCAGCTTTTCATAGACTAACTCAAGTTATAAGGGATCATGTCGTTGCACACGCGGAACAATTAACAAATACTTTTAAAGGATTATTCTCTATTATTCATATAATTGCTACATTTATT